CCACCGTGGGTATGGGCAACTACAGCCGCAACGCTGGCTTCGTTCCCGGCGATGCGACCGGAACCTGGCAGCCCTATGTGCTGGAGACTGACCGCGGACGCTCCTACATGATCGACGTGCTGGACAACGACGAAACCTTGGGCATGGCCTTCGGCTCTCTGCTGTCCACCGTCGAGCGTCAGCACGTCATTCCCGAAGTGGACGCGTTCCGCTTCGCGGCCTACGCTGGCGGCGCGGATGCCAACAACGTTGTGACCGAAACCCTGAGTGCGGGTGCTGCCACCATCGCGTCCATCGACGCGGCTACCGTGGCCCTGGACAACGCGGAAGTGCCGTATGAGGGCCGCATCCTGTTCGTCAGCCCCGCCGTGTACGGCCTGATCAAGGCCGGTATCACCCGCATGGTGATGAATGGCGAATCCAACGTGGACTACGCCGTGGAAGTGTACAACGATATGCGGATCATCCGCGTACCGCAGCCCCGTTTCCAGACCGCGATCACGCTGAACGCGGCATCTGCCTCCAGCGACGCTGGTGGCTTCGCGCCCACCGCGACCACGGGCAAGGCGATCAACTACATGATCATCCACCCGACTGCCGTACTCCAGGTGATGAAGCATTATGTGCCTCGCATCTTCAGCCCGGAGGTCAACCAGGAAGCGGATGCCTGGAAGCTGAATATGCGCTTCGCCCACGGCGCGTGGGTGCTGGAGCATAAGAAGAACGGCATCTTCGTTTCCCACGCCGCCTGATGATCAGGCGTAATCCGGATGGCTCCATCTCCGTGGGTATTCTCACAGCCCCGGAGCAGCCGAAGCCGGAAGAGGCTCCCGCCCCCGTAAAACGGGGCGGGAAGTCTGCGAAAGAAAAGTGAGAAAGGAGTGCCGGGGATGACCAGTAACGAGAAACTGGCGATGGTTAAGGCCATTTTGCGCGTGACGGACGACGCGATGGACTCCATCCTGACGACGTATCTCGCGGCGGCGAAGAGCGAAATCCTGGGCTGGCGGTATTCCTACGCCGCAAGCATCCCGGACGAAGTGCCGACCGAGTACGAAATGACCCAGGTGCAGGCGGTTGTGAACGGCTACACCCAGTCCGGCAACGAGGGACAGGTCGTCAGCATCGAGAACGGCGTTCACCGGCACTTCTATTATGACGACATGGTGGCGTATATCCGGGCGCGAGTGATTCCATACGCCAAACTGGCGGGGCAGGTGAGCGCGGATGCGACTGAATAACCGCAACAAGCAGGCTTTCTGGTACGCGCCGTATACTGGCGTGAACGAGGACTACCTGGGCGGGAACCAGATCGGAGCGCACGCGGCCTATGGAAACCCGGTGAAGGTGTACGGCGTGATCTCCCCCATGCGTGGGCGCGTGGTCGGGATGCCGTTCGGCGTGGACGAGCAATACGACGTGGCGATTCTGCTGGAAGACCGGGACACACCCATCAACGAATACGCGGTGCTGTGGATCGAAAGCCAGCCTGAGGTGGACGAGAACGGTGCGCTGGTAGTGAACAGCGTCGGACAGCCGAACACGCCGAGGGATTATGTGGTGCGGCGCGTGAGCCGTGGCCTCCCTACCTTCGGGGATACCTGGATCGCGGCAAGCAAGGTGAATGCGTAGTGAAGAGGACGATCCGCGTTACGCTGGATCCGAAGAGCATTGACAAGGCGATTCGGGAACTCATGCAATATGAGGACTGGCTGCTGGCGAAGTGCGATGAACTCGCCGTAAGGCTGGCCCAGATGGGCGCGGTGAACGTGACCCTGGGTTATGCCAGCACCCCGTACACCGGCGACAAGGATGTATCCGTAACCGTAGAAGACCACGAAAACGGCAGGGCCGCGATTGTCGCGACAGGTCGGACGGTACTCTTCCTGGAGTTCGGCGCGGGTGTGACATACGGCTACGGGCATCCCCAGGCCGGAGAATTCGGATACGGCCCTACCACATACCCAGGGCAGAAACACGCGGCAGACCCCAAGGGGTGGTGGTTCCGCGATGGGGACGGGCTTCACCACACTTACGGCAACCCACCCGGAGCGGTGATGTACCAGACAGCGCAGGAATTGCGGGACAGGATCGAGGAAGTTGCGCGGGAGGTGTTCAGCCATGATTGATATCGAGGGCGAGGTCTTCACGCCCATCGCAACCATGCTGCGAACAAGCGTACCGGGGATTTTCGTAACGCCTGAGTATGTTCCGAAACCGCCCCACTTCCCGGCTGTGTCGATTGTTGAAACGACAAATACCGTCGCCTGGGGCATGGCTGACAGCGGCGGCATCGAAAACGGCTCCGATGTGATGTACCAGGTGGACGTGTACACGGCATCAATGGTAACACCCAAGGCCGAATGCAAGCGGATCCTTTCGATGATCGACGAGCAGTTCGCGCTTCTGGGCTTCACGCGGAATTATCTAAGCGCCATGCCCAACATGGACGACGCGCTTTACCGCATAACGGCGCGGTATACGGCGCGGGTTGGCAAGGACGAAACGATTTACAGGAGGAGATAAGCAAGATGGCGATCTCTACTTACCAGACTTACCTGATGCACGGCACGGGTACGGGAACCCTCACCTGGACGAAGTTGTACGACATCAAGGATCTGCCCGATCTGGTGGGCCTGCCCGAACAGATCGAGGTGACCACGCTGTCCGACCCGGAGCGGGAATACATCCCCGGCATCCGTGCGAACGAGCAGAAGACCTTTACGGCAAATTACGACGCTGCCGGGTATGACACGCTGGTCGCGCTGGAAGGCCAGGAGTTGAATCTGGCTGTGTGGTTCGGCGCGGGGGCTGACGGCGTGACTCCTGACGGTCACGATGGCAAGTTCGTCGGCAAGGGCTATGTGAATGTCGGCAAGCCCGGTGGTGGTGTGAATGAAGCGCAGGACATGCAGATCATTTGCACCATGACCAAGGGCTTCACCAAGGAAGCCTAGAGCGGGGGCTGACATCGAGGGTATCCGGGGCGGGAATAACTCCCGCCCCAACACGAATACACGGATAGAAAGGATTCGATCATGGAGAATACGAAGACCGCGAACCAGATCAATTTTGACTTCAACGGAAAGCATTACTGCCTGGAGTACACCCGCGAGACGGTGAAGATGATGGAGGCGGGCGGTTTCAACATCAACGACGTGGATGCCAAGCCCGCGACCCGCATTGAACAATTGTGGTTTGGGGCATTCGCCGCGAACCACCGCAACACCAGTCAGAACCTCATGCGGGCCATCTACGACCAGATGAAGAACAAGGAACTGTTGCTGACGAAGCTTTCCGAAATGTATAACAATACCCTGTCCTACCTGATGGGTGACGAGGGAAACGTGGACTGGACGGCGACCCTGTAACAGGGGAGCCGTCAGAGGACAGGAGCGGCCCGGTTCGCTTCACAGACCTGTTCATGCAGATTTTCCCCATGTACCTTGCAATGGGGATGACATACGACGAATTCTGGCGCGGGCCTGTGTGGTATGCTGAAGCTTTCCGCAAAGCGCATGAAGCGAAGCTTCGGCAGGAGGAATGGAATCGCTGGAGACAGGGCGCGTACATCTTCCACGCGCTGCTGGACGCGGCCCCGGTAATGCGGGCATCGTTCAGCAAAACGAAAGCGGAGCCGGGGCAATACCCGGACGAGCCGTGGCCCTTGACGGACAAGGAAGTGGAGGAGCGGGAAGAACGCGAACGGCGCGAGAAATACCGCACTATGCTTGCCCGGTTTGAACTGGACGCGGCACGGGAGAAGAAGAAACAGGCCGAACAGAAAGCCAAGGAGGAGAGCGCGAGTGGCTGACACCATCGAGCAGCTTGATATTCAGATATCCGCAAGCGCGGAGCGATCTGCAAAAGCGGTATCGAAGCTTACTGGAGTGCTACAGCGGCTTAAAACTGCGACAACCGGGCTGAAAGGTGCGGCATCCTCCGTTGCAAGCGGACTTTCCCATATCACCAGCAGCTTTACGTCTTCGACCAAAGAGACGAAGAAACTTGCGGCAGAATTGGACAAGGTTGACGCGAAGTTCCAGAAGCTGATGGATCGGCAAGAGAAGATGGACGCGCTTGGGATTAAGCACGATTCCAGGGCGTGGAAGTCCCTCCAGTACGACATGGAGAAGACCGGCAAAGAGTGGGAGATTCTCAGGGATAAGCTTGCCGCATCGAAACAGAACAATGTTTCCGGAATCTTCAAGGGAATGGCTGCAAGCCTTGGGAACGCATTCAAGGGGGCCGCAAGTTCCATTCAGAACTTCGGCAAGCAGATCATGCGCATCGCAAGGTATCGCGCTATCCGTGCGCTGATTCAGGATATGGGTAAATCGTTTGAATATCTGTACTCCTGGAGCAGCGCATTCGGGACGCAGTATGCCGGGAGCATGGACAGGATCGCGTCCAGCACCCTATATCTGCGCAACAGCATCGCCGCGATGGCTGCGCCGCTGGTGAACGCCCTGGCCCCGGCGATTGATTTCCTGATCGACAAGATCGTCACGCTCATTAACTGGCTGAACCATCTGTTTGCGATTCTGGGCGGGCAGGCGACCTATACAGTCGCGAAAAAATCTTCCGCTGCCTGGAAGGATGCCGCAAAGAGCGCGGGTGGCGCGGCGAATGAATTGAAGCGCACTCTGCTGGGCTTCGATGAGATCAACAAACTCCAGTCCCAGAACAGCGGGGGCGGCGGGGGTGGCGGCGCGGGGCTTGATGCCGCCGCGATGTTTGAAGAAAGAGCGACCTCCGGCCTGTTCGCGGGCTTTTCTGACGCGATCCAGAAATCGCTGGAGGGCAGTTTTTCACGCATTGCCCTTATTGTAGAAGGCGCGACGGCTGCGATTGGCGCGATTCTGCTGTTCAGCGGACATCCGATGCTTGGCCTGGGGATGCTGATTCCCGCCCTGTCTGCCGGATTTACAACGGTTGCCCTCAACTGGGAGGAGATGCCCAAGCAGGTGAGCAAGACGGCGACCGGAATCATGCTGATTCTGGGCGGCAGCTTGCTTGCGCTTGGCACGATTCTCGCATTTGCCACAAGCCACAAGGCCCTTGGTATCGGGCTGATGATATCGGGCCTTTCTACGATGGGTTCCGCTGTTGCGCTGAACTGGGAAAGCATCGTGAAGACTATCGAAAAGGTTGTGGGCGATATCGGGGGCGTTATAGGTGCTGCGCTGTTCACTATTGGCGCGATCTTGGCGTTTAGCGGACACCCGGCAATCGGTATCGCAATGATGGTGGCGAACGCGGGGCTTCTGGCTGGGTCTATTGCGCTCAACTGGGACGAAATCCCCGATACCATTACCAGGGTAATCACGGCTATATCGGCAGCGGTAGGACTTGGAGAGATTGCTATCGGCGCGATGCTGGCATTCGGCGGGCATCCTGCGCTTGGTATCGCGCTCATCGTTTCGGGCCTTACGGCTACTGCCGCGTCCGCAATAAACTGGAGCGGCATCCCCGACCAAGTTCAGCGCACGATCCTTGACATCCTGGCGATTGTCGGGCCTGCGGAACTTGCGCTTGGTGCTGTGCTGCTGTTCTCCGGTCACTTTGGGCTTGGGCTTGCTCTTGTGCTTTCGGGACTGGTGACAACCGCAAGCGTTGTGGCGAACTGGGATTCGCTTTCGGATAAGATGAAATCCATCATCAGCAACGTTACCGGGATCATTGGGAAGGCCAGCCTCATGCTGGGTATGCTGATGATTGTATGCCAGCAATGGGGTCTTGGGCTTGGCCTGATCCTGCTTGGCGTTGCGGGACTTTCCGTATCTGCGGCGACTAACCAGGATTTTGACGGGCTAAAGAACAAGATTACGAAAATCGTGTCCGACTGTGTGGGCGCGATTTCTAAGGGATTCCTGATGCTGGGCATCCTGGCGATTATCACCGGGAATTGGGCTATCGGCCTTGGACTGATTGCGGCTGGCGTGATCGGGCTAGTGGCAACTTCTGGTGCAGATTGGGACAGCCTGAAAGATGTGGGCCTCAAAGCATACGCAGAAGTGAAAGCCGGTTGGGATGCAGGCGGCCCGTTGTCTATAACGGCGACTATAAAAACGGTGCAAACTTATTCAGACACAGCATCCCAGATGTTCAGCGACCCGGTTGGGTTCTTACGGGAAACCAACTCAAACACCCAGAAAGCTGGAGGCGTTGGTGGTGTGCTTGGCGCGATTTGGAACAGCATGAATGGCGGCTCCAGTTCAAGCAGCGTCCCAAGCAATACCGCTGGGCGCGGCCTTGGTCGGGACACGGTTGTAACATCAAGCGGTATCGTCTACGACCAGGAACAGGCGGCGGCTCGACGCAAGGCCCTTGGTGGCATCTTCTCCGGTGGCATCTGGCACAATCTGCCGTCGTTTGCGGGCGGCGTTGCGGGCCTGCGCGGGACGCTGTTCTGGGCTGGGGAAGCTGGCCCTGAGATCGTCGGCAACGCGAACGGACGCACGGAAGTGCTGAACAAAAGCCAGATCGCCAGTGCAATGTTCGCGGCTGTACGCTCCGCAATGGCCCCGACAGAGATCGGGATGCGCGAGGCAATCAATGGCGGCGGTGACGGCTATCGCCCGAACGGAAGCGGCAACGGAGACGCGACGCTCATCGAACTGCTGCGGGAGCAGAACGCTTTGCTCCAGGAGATCGCCGAGAAGGAGATCACCACCAGCGGCATCAACTACGCGCAGCGGCGCGCGAACCGAAGGGCTGGAACGACCATCGTTCCGGTGGGAACGTAACAACGGGAGGGACAGGATATTATGCCGAACCAGACATACAACCCGATTCAGACGGTGGATGGAGTGGCAATACCCTGTCCCTCCTCCTATGAATATAAGCTTTCGGACGTTTCGGCGGCAGACGCGGGGCGTACCGAAGACGGCCTGATGCACAAGATGCGGATTGCGCAGAAAGTGCATCTGGAACTGAAATGGCAGTACATCCCGACAAGCGACGTGAGCGCGATCCTGGCGGCGTTCAACCCGGAATACATCAACGTGAACTATCTTGACGCGATGGCGGGAGGGTATCAGACCAAGACCTTTTACGTCGGCGACAGAAGCGTGCCAGCCTATAATACCGCGCTGGGACTGTGGACGAACGTATCTTTCAACATTATCGAACAGTAAGGCGGTGAGAAGTGCGTGTATCCGATTTCTGAGGCGGCGAAAGCCCTGTTTGAGAGCCAGCAGCGGCAAGTGCTTCGCATCACCCACGGCAACACGGAAGAGCGAGATGTCACCACCGGCCCCGCATCTGTCGTGAACGTGACCGACGCTATGACAAAGGCTGCTTTGGATGTGCTGGTGGACATCACGGCGATCCAGAGCGGCAGCGGTGATCCTTCTCCCGCGAATATTCGGCCCATCAGCGGACACGACGGGCTGACGCTGTACCATTCTGGCGCGGACACGTCTAACCCGGATGTGTACAGCGTGGCGTTCCCTTCTGAAGCGGGCACTGTCTACGGCGGCACATACGATGTAACGACCGGGGTGCTGACCGTAACGCATGAGGCGCATGTATTTTCTGGAAACGAAAACGTCTTTATAGTTGGCAGCGGCAATGGTACATATGTGCGGATACAGATCGGCCCTAATGGCTATGTTCGCTCGCAGAGAGGCGTATGTTCGCACTTTCCAGGTGCAAATATAGCTGCAAGCAATACTAATGCAGGTGTA